TGGTTACCGTGTGTTAGACGGTTCTTTCGACAGTTACGAAAGGACCTTCACTCTCCACGTTAAAAAAATGGTTGAGATTTCAAGTATTCTTGATAAGTTTCAATCGAATGATAACGTTTTGGAATTTAGCTATCAGCTTGGCTCATTGTTTTATGCTAACTTTGTGACTGCTAGTTTTGAACCTTTTGGAAATCATGCTTGGAAGTTAGAAATCAAGTTAGAAATGCAACCGTTCCGATACCAAAAAAATATAGATCCTGTGGTTCTTACGGCATCTGGTACAGTCAACAACCCTGGCACGGTTTACTCGGAACCACTAATTGAAGTCGAGGGGGATGGTGACGTCTCCCTTACAATTGGCCGAAAAAACATGTATCTAGCGATTAAGACCAAGGCCACGATTGATTGTAGGCAAGGCAAGCAAAATATCTACAACGCTACTGGAGCGGTTCAGAACACTCTCAGGAAACGTGGAGGGTTCTTGGAAATACCGACTGGTAAGGTCGGCATCTCGTTTACTGGAAATGTTCGTAAGATTACTATTCGACCGAATTGGAGGTATAAAGTTTGATTTATTTAACAAATGGCAACACACCTCTGAATGCTGCTTATGCGGATGAAATCGTTCAGATAGATAGCAATACCTATCAATTGACCTTCCGATTCCCTACTTCTGATTCCTTATGGGAGAAGCTGAAAGAGGAGACATTCCTGACGGCTGACGACCTTCACGGTGAGCAGGATTTTGTGATTTTCGAGGTTGAGAAGAAGCATGGCTATATTCAGGTCTATGCGAACCAAGTATTCACCCTCTTGAATAACTATGTGATCAATCCAATCTCTTTGGATAGACAGACTGGTTCAACTGCTCTCAGTCGTTTTGCTGGCGCAATCACTCGTAACAATCCATTCTCATTCTTTTCTGATATTGAAGATAGACATACCTTCAATATTGGTTCTAAGAATGCCATGGAAGCATTCGCGAAAGACAAGCATTCCATCCTTGGTCAATGGGGTGGTGACCTTGTGCGTCATGGCTACCAGGTTCGACTTTTAAAAAATGGCGGTTCAGAAAATGAATCGCTTTTCATGTATAAGAAAAACCTGTCTAGCTATCAGCATAAGACATCTACTAAATCTTTGAAGACTAGAATCACCTTCAAGACTACCGTCAAAGGTGAGGGAGAAAAGGCGCCTGACCGCAAGTTTTCCGTGGTCGTGGATAGTCCGCTCATTAACAAGTACAGTCAAATCTACGAAGATGTGATTGAGGTTAATGATGAGGACGTGAAAGATGAAGCGAGCTTGCGAAAATATGGCGAGCAGTATTTCAAGACATCGCTCTGTGACATGATGGAAGATAGCCTTGAGCTTGAGGTCGTTGGCCAGAGTGACGTGCCTGTCCAGATATATGACATTGTGAGCCTGTTTTATGAGATCTACAATCTGGATGTGCGCAAGAAAATCACCAAGTACACCTATTCGCCGATGGCCAAGAAGCTGAAATCTATTGGATTCGGTCAATTCCAGTCAGGTCTTGCGAATGCAATTGGCAACGCAGTGGGTGATGCCGTCAAGGGTGAAGCCCAACAACTTCAAGATGATTTTGAAAGGCAGTTAGCCAGAGAACTCAAGAATGCTGACCTTGCATTTGACCGTAAAACTGAAGAACTGAAGAACGAGTTCGAAGATGGGTTGAATGCTACTAGAGCTAAAGCTGAAGAAGTAAAGAGAGAACTGTCTGACAATATCGACCAGCGGTTTAATAGTTTTAACAACGGCCCATTACAAGAAGCCAAGCGCAGGGCTGAAGAAGCCTTGCGAAACGCTGGTGCAAGCAGCTTACTCGCACAGGAAGCCAAACGGATTGGGTTAGATTCTGTTGCCAAACTTGAAGAATTCAAGAGACAGGCTACGAGCTCTCAGACGGCTCTGTCGGGTGATTTGGACGCTCTGAAACGGACCATCGCGAATGATATTCGACCGAAGCAGGTACAGGTTGAAACCGAGATTGCAAAGCAGGTTGAAGCACTGAACCAGACCAAAAAAGAATTGGTTGGTGTGAAGTCAGCGCAAGCAACGTATGAAGAGACAACGACGCAGAGACTGGCAGAGCTGACCAACTTGGCCAACGGTAAGGCTAGCAAGTCAGAACTCACGCAGACAGCCGAGGAGCTGGCTAGTAGGATAGCGAGTGTTAAAGTTGGTGGACGAAACTTATTAAGAGGTTCGAAAGGGCCTTTTCTTCCAGATCGGAAGCCAGCTAATTTTGATAACGCCATTCTGTATGTAGGACAGACGTCTATCTACATGGAGCAAGGACAGGAATACATTATTTCTGCTAAAACAGACGGGACCTTTACAGCTCATCACGACGGGAATAAGGAATCCGATAACGGAGTCCTTTGGATTATGGACAAGGATGTCAGAAATTATCAAATTGTATCGGACCTCAAGACAGGTACCACAGGAACGAAAATCACTTGGAATAAGCCGACAGGGATTTATCATCTACGCGTTAACGCTTATCACAAAGAAGCAACCAAGAGCGTCTGGGATGTGAAGATTGAGAAAGGCAATGTAGCGACAGACTGGAGTCCAGCTCTCGAAGATATAGAAGGTCAGATTTCGACAGTTGAATCCAACTTCAGGCAGCGCGCTGATGCACTCGATGCTGGTGTGAGCCGTCTGACTGAAGGCTTGCGAACCAAAGCGGATATCAGCGTACTCAACGTGACTGCTGAGAATATCTGGCAGTCTGTGAAGAGTTTGGAAACAAGCACGCAGAACAAGCTAGATCAGAAATTGAGTCTGGCTGAATTTGAAGTGCAGGCTGGCTCGATTCGTCAGGAAATCCTGAACGCAACCAAGGATAAGGCAGATAAGACCTTAGTTGTGGCCGAAGCCGGGAAGTTGCGAGAAGAATTTTCAAACTTGCGAGTCGGTGGCAGGAATCTGTTAAGAGGTTCGAAAGGACCTTTTCTTCCAGATCGGAAGCCAGCTAATTTTGATAACGCCATTCTGTATGCAGGAAATACGTCTATTTACATGGAACAGGGGCAGGAATATATCGTTTCTGCTAAAACAGACGGGACCTTTACAGCTCATCACGACGGGAATAAGGAATCCGATAACGTAGTTCTTTGGATTATGGACAAGGATGTCAGAAATTATCAAATTGTATCGGACCTCAAGACAGGTACCACAGGAACGAAAATCATTTGGAACAAGCCTACAGGGATTTATCATCTACGAGTTAACACTTATCACAAAGAAGCAACCAAGAGCGTCTGGGATGTGAAGATTGAAAAAGGCAATGTTGCGACAGATTGGAGTCCTGCGCCTGAGGACACTGACGGGGTCATCACTGAAGCCAAGGCTACCTTCGAGCGGACGGCTCAGGGCTTGCGAACTGACTTGTCAGCTATTCAGGAATATGTCAATAAAGACGGTCAGCGACAAGAAGCATTGCAGCGCTATTCTCGTGAGGAAAGCGCAAAACAAGCGACGGCTGTACGTGAGCTGGTAACAAGAGACTATGTAGGCAAAGCGACTTATCAGGAAGATGTGAGAGGTATTGAACGTAAGTTCGAATCTATTACCAATCCCAAAACTGGCTCAATTGCCACTCAGATTGCTAACTACAAAATAGCAGTAAATGGCAGATTTGCCGAAATCATTTCACTGATTTCTGGTAAAGCCAACCAGACAGACTTTCAGCGTGTCAGAGAGACAAGCCAACTCTACGAGCGAATCTTGGGAAATACTGACAATGGGATTGCGAACAATGTGGCTCGCATGGCTATGACCAATCAGCTGTTCCAAGTTGAGGTTTCCAAAAACGAGAACCTGAAAACAGTCCAAAGACAGTTGGCTGGCTCATGGGCCGTTCAAAACATCAACAGCGCAGGTGATTTAATTTCTGGAATCAATCTCGGCGCTAACGGTCATAATCGATTCGTTGGTAAGTTGACTCACATCACTGGGGAGACCTTGATTGATAAGGCAGTTATCAAGTCAGCTATGGTTGACAAGCTGAAGACAGCCAATTTTGAAGCAGGTTCAGTGACTACTGTTATCTTAGATGCTGAAGCGGTCACAGCTGAGAAGCTGAAAGTTGACCAGGCTTTCTTCAATAAGCTTGTAGCAAATGAAGCTTACTTGAGTCAACTGTTTGCCAAACAAGCCTTTATTAACCGTGTTCAGAGTGTTGCAATCGATGCAAGTCAGGTTCGGTCAGGTATTTTAAGCGGTGACCGAATCTATGGTGGAACGATTCGAGGGGCCAACATCTATGGAGGAACCCTAACTGGTCACACTCAAATTCAGTTAGGGACATACGGTTCTTTTGATACGGTGAACGGAGGTATTCAAATTAATGTGCCTCGTACTGTCAATGCCAAAGATGGCTTGGGAGTTCAGTTCATTGGTTCTTATGGCCGTGGAGAAAATGTCCCTTACGGTCTTTTTATCTACAAAGATGCAGATTTTACAGTAGGTGGGACTGCAGAAACAAGTGATGATTTTCTTTTAACGGTTGAAGGCTACATCAATGCGAAGGGGATCGGCTGGTTAAAGACAGGGAAAGGCAGTGTCAATGGAAAAACAACAGGTACTATTGGACTCTGGAACTCAGACAATGTATCTTTGAGCTTTGGTGGATCAGGGAATGATATCTACTATAGTTACAATGGCACAGCATATAGCCTATGGTCAGTTGTCAATCAGCATTTCTCAGACAGACGTTTGAAAGAAAACATCATTGATTGTGAGCACAAGGCTCTTGATTATATCCATCAATTCAAGTTCAAGGAATACGATTGGAAGAAGCAAGAGGATAGACCACAACAAGCACACACGAAGATTGGATTGATTGCTCAAGAGGTTCAAGCAGTGGATCCTACACTTGTTTACGAAAACGGCGACACGCTGAACTTGGATAATCTCAGATTGACCAATATAGCACTCAAAGCAATTCAGGAGCTTGCTCTTGAAAATAGAAAACTAACACACAGATTGGAGAACTTAGAAAATGAACGTAGAACAGCTTAACCAAGCCTTACAAATGACAATTAGTGAGATGTCAACAGCCTCAACAAATTCGATGATTACAAGTAATCTCTTGAGCATTCAGTTGAATGAGCAAATGGCAGAGAATCAAAGACTTCAAGCACGAGTGGACGAGCTGGAAGCTCTGCTTGATGAACAAACTAAACCAGCCGACAAAGGAGAATAGACATGGCAATCAATGGTTACAACTTATCAACAAAACCGTACTTAAGAATTTCTGGGTCCAATATTGAGACCGTGGTAGAAATTCAATTATCAGAAGGAAATCGCTACAGCACTAACTCACGATCATTCCCTGGAGACCGTACAAATGAATCAGAAGATGTCTTGATTCAAGCGGTACTGGATGTTCTCAAGTCTGAATTGGATCCAAGCTCTGCGATTGTACAAGCGCAGAATAAGCTGGAACAAGCTGAGCAGCAGATTGCCCAAAACAAGACCGAGCAGAACAGACTTGCTCAAGTCATCAAGCAGACTGAAGAAAATGCAAAGGTGAACCAGAAGGTCATTCATGTTCTTGTGCTGAACTCTGTTATGAGCAAGAACATCGAATACGGAACAACTTACAAGGAGTTGATTGAGTTGATTCCACTTGCTGAAGTCGGGAAGACCTACTTACCACACGACCTGATCACGATTGAAGATCCTGAGCACGTTGAAGTGAATGGCGAAGGCAAGCGCATCCTAGTGCAGCTTAACAAAGAATTTACTTACAACGGCGAACCTGTCAGCGCATTTGTGATAAAAGGTAGCCTGGAGCAAGACGGAATCGGTGTCGCTTGGAAATTCGAAGGGAAGGAATAGGAGAAACACATGAAATTTGAATTGTTTAACTTTTTTAGAAGTCTAATCCAAACAGAAGATGGCTTGGTATTGTATGCTTTAAGCCTAATTGTCATTATGGAAATTGTTGATTTTGCGTCAGGAACGTTCGCAGCGATTGCAAATCCAGAAATTGAATACAAGAGCAAGATTGGTATTAACGGTCTGATTCGAAAGATTCTTGGTGTTCTCTTGTTGATGGTATTGATTCCGATGTCTGTCTTGCTACCTGAAAAAACAGGCTTCGCATTTTTGTACTCAATCTATCTCGGATATTTGCTGTTCACTTTCCAATCGCTAATCGAAAATTACCGTAAGTTGAAAGGTAATGTGACTATCTTCCAACCCATCATTAAGGCATTTGAGCGTTTATCTGGCGATAAAAACGATAAAAACGATAAGAACGAAGGAGAACAATAATGGATATTGATACAAGTAGATTAAGAACGGACCTTCCACAGGTAGGAGAACAACCATACAGACAAATTCATGCGCACTCAACAGGGAATCCGAACTCGACTGCCCAAAATGAAGCAGACTACCACATGCGTCGTCCTGTCGAGTCGGGCTTCTTCTCCCACGTTGTTGGGAACGGCCGTGTAATGCAGACCTGGTACACAGATATGGGAGCCTATGACGTAGGAGGTGGCTGGAACGTTGAAGGGTATGGCCAAGTTGAATTGATTGAGAGCCATAGCACAAAAGAAGAGTTTATGCGCGATTATAAGCTCTATGTTGAGCTTTTGCGAAACCTTGCCGATGAAGCAGGGATTCCGAAAACACTGGATTCTGACAGTCTGGCAGGAATCAAGACACATCAATATTGTACATACAATCAACCTCGAAACTACTCTGACCACGTTGATCCGTATCCTTATCTTGCAAAATGGGGCATCAGCCGTGAGCAGTTTAAAAAGGATATCGAAGGCGGCTTATCTGAAGCAGGCTGGAAGCGTAACGGCACTGGCTGGTGGTGGGAGGAGTCGGATGGCTCTTATCCGACAAAACGCTGGAAGAAAATCAATAATGAGTGGTTCTACTTTGATGAACGTGGCTATTGCTTAATCAATCGCTGGTTCAATGATGGGAAAGACTGGTTCTATCTTGACAAACGTGGCGCAATGGTCACAGGCTGGATGTTTCTTAACCATCGCTGGTATTTCTTCAAGTCAGATGGTCGTATGGCTACAGGTTGGGTGAAATACCGTGAAACCTGGTATTTTATGGAAGAAAAAGATGGTTATATGCTATCTAAACAATTTATCAAGTCTGGTGATGGCTGGTACTATCTGAAGGCAAACGGTGAACTTCATACAGATCCAGCATTCAAAACTGAACCAGATGGTCTTATCACGGTAGTTGACAAGGAAAAAGAAGAAAAGCAACAATAGGAAGAATTTCAAAATAGATTACACTAACCGCAGGCCTAGGCTTGCGGTTTTTTGTTTGCAATAATAAAAGCAGTGACCGAAATCACTGCTTATCAGCTGTAGCAAATTCATAGAGCTTTTCTGCCGTTAGAAGCGCCATTTTGTCCATGCTTGTTTTTCCCTTTCTAAGATCAGAAACAGTAGTCCACGGAACCCCAGCACCTTGCGAAATAGCAGATGTAGAAATAGAACTGTTAAGTAATTCTTGAATAACTTTTCTCATATTATTTGTCCTTTTTATTTTTTAAATAGATATATACATTGATCACAATTATAAAAATAGCTATTGCACTAACCATTGCTTTTCCTCTTTTCATTTGATAAAATAGAGGTGTAAGGGGCTTGCGCCCCTACCTCTTAGCGTTTACCTTTTTCTTTGACGGGATTTCGGTTTACGCTTTTTGTTTTGCCTTGCGACCGTTATTGCGGTCACTATTATATTATATCACGGTACACCGAGAAAGTCAAGCGTTTTGATAAAGTTTTTTACTTTTTTTCAAAAAAAAATAGACCTTGTCCAGAGGTCGGGGAGTTGGAGGGGACACCCTCCAAGAGTATTGATTTAATAAGATTTTATTTTACCTTTTTCATAATAATCTCCCTTAACTCCACCCAATCAGGTGGAGTTTTTTGGCTCTATTTCAGGCTTTTGAGGAGTTTTCTAAACATCATTTTCCGATAACTTTCGCTTAACCTTGAACGTTTTGTCGTACAGTGGTTAAAGAGGATGTAAAGTTTTGACAAATTTTGTGAACTGTGGGATAATGGAGAGGAATTAAGGATTAGTTCTATATCATGGACTAGAA